GCCGCCGGATCTTTGGTGAGAGGACGGCGGCGGGTGTTGCCAGGGGGTTGAAGAGTTACGCGCTGAACGTACCCAGGATCAGAGTGGCCGCGCCGCCTACTTCTTTGGCGAGGGTGGTCTTGAACTCTTGAGCGATTTCCTCGACCTGTTGCTCTTCACCGGCCCAGCGAAGCTTCAGTGCTGGTTTGTCGTTGCCGGTAAAGATGCTGAGCTTCAGCGTGAATACGCGGGTGCCCAGACCGTCATACGGGATCAGTGAGAATTGCAGGGCTTCTACGCGGGAATCAGCATTCGCGGCCTCGATGCTGTCCATCGCGCTGCGGGCTGCGCCGAAGTTGTGTTCGCTGGTCGTTGCCGTGCTCTTCGCCTCGATGGTGATGTTGCGAACGCTGGCAACTGCGGCGCTGATTGGCATCGTTCCGCCGCCTTCTTTCACTGCTACCAGGCTGGTGTTCCAGTCTTCGATCCATTCGGCAAGGTCGCGCTGAGTGAGTAGTCGGCCGACGATCTTCTGAAGTGCCAGATAAGCCGCGGTCGGTTTGAGTGTCAGCCTGGCGGTGTCATCGGCATGGCCGGGGGCTTCGTCAGTACCGAGGTTGAAAAACACCTGGCAGCTCATGTTGTCCTGATCAATGAAGCCTTTCGCGGCTGGGCCGTTGCGGGAGATTGTGTATTCGGCGAAGTCGCGCAGGCTCGTGGTATTCAGGGCGCCACGAAAACGAGAGCGGAGCGCTTGATACTGTTCCAGGTTGTGGATTTTTACGCCGACAGGCAGGGCGGTAACGGGCAAAAGCGTGACCGGCAATTTGGCTGCTGCGGAGGCTTGGTCAATGATCAGTTCAAGCGTGTCTTTAGTAAGCGACATTGGTGTTTCCCTTTTGGTGAGAGGATTGGGTGCTGCGTGTCTGTGCTGGATCTAGCGTGCTTTCACCGGCGCGTCTTCGGGTCTGAAGAGCTGTGCCGTGGGGTCGTTCTGGAAGAGCGTCAGACCTTGCGGGGTCAGGTACAGCGGCGTGTCGAGGGTTGAGTCCTCGCGCAACTTGCCGCGTTTAGTGGGTTGGGCGAAATCGAGGGTGTGACTGATGGCGACCTGATTGCTCTGGCCGATCTGCTTCATCTTCAACTTGATCGTCACTTCACCGGCTTTGCCGAAGTCGATGACGCCGGCGGCAACGTTCGATAGGGCTTGGCCAATTTGCTGGGCGAACACGCCGGCGTTGAGTGATTGGAAGAAGTCATTCGTGTCTGTGGCTTTCATGTGCTGTGCCTCATTGAGTGCGAGTTGTTTGCCCCTGGTCGGCAGGGGTCACCGGTGAGTCAGGCTGCTTCCGTGGTTGCTTGGGCGTCGAGGAAATTGGCCAGGTCGTGCAGGTACACCACGCGTTGTGCGCGTGCTGACCCGTGCAGGCGCTTTACCAACAGCGCGATGCGGCCGGCCTTGATTTCCGTCAGCAGATAGCGGTCGGTCCGGATGTGTGGGAAATACTGTTCGCGTACTGCCGACAGGGTCGGGCAGGGTGTGGCGAACTGGCGGCGCAATTGGTCAAGTGTGTCGCTCACGCGGCTTCCTCCCCGTGCCCCTCCGATCGGGGCACCAATTTCAGGCGGATCAATTCGGCGAGGCCTTCTTTGCTTTTGCCCATGGCAGCAGCGCAGATCCGGCCGTTTCCGTCAGCAACGACGGCGCCGAATGGGTATTCCGGTGAGTTGGTTGGGGTGACGTAAGCCACCTGGCCTTCTTGAATTACGCTGCTTACGCAGCGAAAGACTTCGGCCAGTTCCAAAGTACGGCAGGGGATGTTGCCCAGTAGGTCAATGGCTTCGCTTGCAGCGCCGATGAGCGTGACTCGACTGACAACGCCCGGGCTATCCAGATAAATCGGGATCAGCCGGAGGGCGCCGAGGGCCTGGGTGTATGCGTTGAAGTAGTTTGTTTTCATGCTGCAGCGTCCTTGTTCTGTGCCTTGATGCCGATGCCGAGCTGCTTTGCCAGCCATTCGACGCCGCGCTCAGTCACCATCACTACTGCGTAGTGGCTGTAGCCTTTGATGTTGTCGTTCCAGCGGCTGCGTGGATCGGAGAACAGGTGGCCACGATCGCGGTGCTGACTGGCGAGCTCGCCGCTTTGGGTCAAAACACGGAGCTCGCGCAGCTGGCTGCGAAATTTGCGGGGTTTGAGACCGAGTACGGCGGCGGTTTCGTCCAGGGTGCGGTTCATGGCGCTGTCCTCAGGCTGCGTCGTCGACGCGAGCGGTCAAGGCGGTGAAGAACTCGTCCAACTGACCAGTGAGATCGTCAAGGGCGCCGTCGTTGTGCAGCACAAGGTCGTTGTCCTGAATGGCAATGCCTGATTCGCTGACGTGTGGATTTACCTCTGTAGCGTCCGGGCGAAGGACGTGGATCACGATGCCGCCGCGCTTGCGAACAAAGTCAGCTTCGTTCTCGAATCTCAGATCGCTGATCACGAAACCGGTAGCGGTGTCGTGGATCTGTCCAAGGAATTCGAGGTTCTGTTCGGCCAGCAGCAGCCAAAGTTCTGGGTGCACTAGGTTGCGGCCCCACTCAGTGCCCAATGACTGCATCAGTTCGCGAGGGGAGCGTCCGAGCCAGCCAATGGGCTGTTCTTTGCGGTCGCCGTCGAAGTCGCAGGGGCTCAGGTTGAAGATGTTCATCAGTCCCTCGCGCAACGGATCCGCAAAGGCGTAAGACTGAAAGCCGTGAACGCTCACGAGATGGTTGGCCGCAGTGGTTTTGCCTGTGCGAGCAAGGCCGGCAAGGCCGATCAAGAGTTGCCTCATGCTGCGTCACCTCCCCATGGAGAGGTTTCAGTGGTGCCGATGAGCTGGGCACTGCGGGGCTTGGCGCGCGTGTTGGTGATGACCAGCAGGCCGGTGTTCTGCTGAATGGCAATAACGGCTGCGAGGCTGGTAGCGGCTGCTGGGTGCAAGTAGACCGGGCAGCGGGTGTTGCTGTGCTGTGTGGTTTGCATGGCTCGTACTCTTTGGTGAGAGGGGTACGAGAACAAGACTACAATTTAATTTGTATTTAGGTCAACAGGCAAAATTGTATTTGGTTTTTGGGTGAAAAAAAACCCGCTATAAGCGGGCTTTGATTTGTTTGTTTTCAGCGTAGAACGGAGTACCAAAACACTCGGCCGATGATGACTATCGACTCCGAGTGAATTCTTTCCGGCGTGTACTCCTCGTCGGGGTACTCGTCTCTGTTGAAGCTTCGCATCCTGATTCCGCCGAGCGGCAAGCGATAGAGCATCTTTATTCGGAGCTCGTCATTGTGGCTGAGCGCGTAAATGTCCCCGTCCTTAAATTCCTTTTTCCCCTGGTCAACGCCGACGGTGCTGCCGTTTGGAAGTACGGGCTCCATGCTGTTGCCTGAGACGGTGACGCAGACTGCGTTGTCAGGTTCGACGCCTTGTCTGCGTAGAGTTAGCTTGCCAAATCTCAGCTTGGACCGTACCTGGTGGTGCGTTACAGCTCTGCCACTTCCCGCCGAAAGCTGCACTTCTTTGAGCAATGGAACCTCGATTTCATCGTCATCTAGTGGTGTCTCGTCATCCCATACTTCAATCGGGCCGAGCATGACCGCCTCAGGGGTGGTTGATGTTCTTCGTTCACCGGTCAAGGCGGCAACTTCATCAATTGAGATGCCGAGTACCTGGGCGATCTGGATAGAGAAGCGGGTGTTTTTGGTGTCTCCCGCTTCGAATGCAGCGTAGGTCTGTTGGCTGAACGTTTCTTCGGGCCCCAAGAGAGCTCTCACTTTTTCGGCGAGTGCGACCTGGCTGAGCTTGAGTTTTTTTCGGCGAGCTTTAAACAAAGCTGCTACGGCCGACGGATTTTTGGAGGCTTTAGTCATCCCTGAATAATACAAATGTTTTTGTATCCTATCCAACACGCTAATTTGTTGCATAAATACAAATTTAGCTGTAATTTCTGTTTGTACTTTCTGCGCGAGATCCACCATGAACCACTCTAATGAGATGCGCTTGGCGCTCCTTGAAGCTGTCGAGGCTGCCAAAGGTCAAGTTGCCTTTGCGCAGGCCATGTCGAGCCCGGGACGTGTGGTTTCGCAGCAGATCGTTTCGTATTGGCTGAAGCGGGGATATTTGCCCGCAGAGCTTGTGGTGCGGGCCGAGTTGATGACCGGAGTTTCTCGGTTCCGACTTCGTCCGGACGTTTTCTGTGTACCGCAAGACCTTCAGAAGTAGGAAGTTGCTTAATTAGGGTGCCGAGCTGGGGCCTCTCACCAAAGATCCCCCAGCTCAGCTACGACGACACACAGCACATGCATATCGGTCGTGGTTGTAGGATAGGTTCAGACCTGAACTATGGCTACACCGTAAACAGGGGATTTACGGTTATGAGTCGCACAGATCTTTTGCCGGACGCTGGTCCGGTCCTTCCTTTGCGCCAGGCGATCTACCGCGCTGGTCGTGACTACAAGGGCGGAATCACTGCCCTTGCGTTTGACATGGTGTTGGAGAACGACACCCTTCAGAAGAAACTCAAGCTTGATGAAGAGCGCCGGTGGCTGAATCCTGATGAGCTGGAAGAGCTGATCAGGCTGACTGGCGATGCTCGCCTGCTCGATGCGCTGATGCGCCCGGCGGGTGCGGTCTGGTATCGCCCTGTTCCGGTACCGGCGACACGTGATGCCTTGAAAGCGGTTGGCAAGTTGCTCGGCGAGACCGGCGAGTTCGTTGCCGCGATGCACGATGGCGCAGCCGACAACGTTTGGGAGCTTCACGAAGTCCTCGACCTAGAAAAGCAGGGTATGGACGTGATCCGCGAAATCCTCGGCATCATGGCCGGTGCGCGGCAGGCGATGGAGGATCGCGCTGATGGCTGACGATATCGATCGCGCCAACGATCAGGCGCAATACCTGCTCGACGTTGCTATCCATCGCAATCGACGTGTGCCTACAAGCCGTGTCAGCGCGCAGTTCTGCGAAGACTGCGATGACCCAATCCCGTTGCTTCGACAGCAGACGATTGAAGGTTGCGAAACCTGCGTCCACTGTCAGGGGTTGCGGGAGGCGCGGCGATGAGTGACGACAAGATCCCTCTACAGCTTTCCGATCTGCCGCATCTTCTTCAATACATATCGCCGGACTCACGAGATACGTGGGTCGAGGTGGGTATGGGCTTGAAGGCTGAATTCGGTCAGGACGGCTACGGCCCGTGGAATGTCTGGAGCCAGAGCAGCAAAAGCTACGACGGCAAGGCTGCCTTGTCCGTCTGGAAGTCATTCAAAAAGGGCGGTACCGGCATGGGTACCGTGATCAAGCTGGCACACGATGCTGGCTGGCGTCCTGAAAAAACTGAAATGACCGCCGAGGAAAAGAAGCGGTTCGCGGCGGAAGCGGAGGCGAGGCGCAAACAGCGTCAGGCTGAGGTCGAGGCTGATGAGGCGCTACTCGAGGAGATGCGTTCACTGGTCGCGGAAAGCTGTCAGCGGATCTGGAACGAGCATTGCCGACCAGATGGCCAGAGTGCTTATCTGGAACGAAAACAAGTCGGTGCCTTCGGTATCGGCTTTTTCAATACGACCGTGATTCTGTCCATTGATGACCACAATAAGCGCTGCCAGGTGTGGTCCGGCAGCAACGCCATGCAGTTTTTCAACAATCTGCCTAAGCCGCGACCGGCATCACTGAGCTTCCTGATGTTCAAGCCCGGCAGCATTGCGATTCCGCTGCGGGATCTGGCGGGCAAGCTTTGGAGCCTTCAATCGATCAACGGGCAGGGCACCAAGCTGTTTCCGAAGTATGGCCGCAAGTCAGGCTGCTTTCATGTGCTGGGCGTTGTCGATTCACCGGTTGTCGTTGCAGCCGCCGAGGGTTACGCGACTGCTGCCAGCGTGCACATGGCAAGCGGGTGGCCGGTAGCGATGGCCGTTGACTCGGGCAACCTGGTCAATGTCGTCAGGTCCATACGTTCTCTTCATCCGACGGCGGCAATAGTTGTCGCGGGTGACGATGATCCGGACGCAACTGGCAATCCCGGTCGAACTAAAGCAGAAGCTGCTGCCGTTGAGGTCGGTGGCTTCGCTGCGTTTCCTTATTTTGGGGAGGCTGCCTGATGGCCAAGGATTGGAATGATTTGCACATCGAGCAAGGTCTTGATGTTGTTCGTGCCCAGCTCGACGCGGCGGCACTGTCTGCTGCATCTGCCCAACTGAACGATCTTCCCCATGCCCCATCTTTGGAAGAGCCTGCCGAAAACGGCGCTGCTACTCCAGAGGGGGGCGGGGGGAATCCGTGGACGGCTGAGCGGATCTTCACCCGGTTTGCTTTGGTTGAGGGTAAGACTGCGATCTTCGATACCTTCAAGCGAGTGATCATCAAGAAGTCGGCGTTCGAAATGCTGGTGACCAAACCGCTGGCCAAAGACTGGTTGGAGTTGCCGGTGAAGAAGGTTCTCCCT